TGGATCTTTTTAAGGATCCATTTTTTATTGGTTTCAATCGTGAATTGGACCGATTAAATGCAGTACATAATCTAGCAACTCGTCAGGCATATCCGCCATACGACATTTTTAAATTAGACGAGGATACATATAAATTATCCTTAGCCGTTGCTGGGTTTTCTAAAGATGACATTAATGTATCCGTAGATAATGGAACATTAATTATTAAAGGAGAAATAGTTGAAGTAACAGATGCTGAAATTGTTCATAAAGGCATTGCTGGTAGAAAATTTACCCGCACATTTGCACTTGGTGAATATATGGAAGTAACTGGCGCTGAAATGAAAGATGGCATGTTAAACATTGACATTAATCGTGTTGTTCCAGAGGACAAAAAACCAAAGGAAATTTCTATCAAAGTTGCAAAAAAGTAACTAACACTGTATAATATATATAAGACCTGAGCATGTCCAAAAACTGCTCACTATTTTTTAAAAGAAAGGAGCACTTAAATGCCAAGATATGATTATAGATGTTCTGTTTGTTCTTCACAAATTGAGTTTGAAAAAGCAATAAATGAAGACAGATATCCAGTATGCTGTAATCAATCAATGCAAAGACTTTGGAGTGCTCCTGCTGCAATTTTTAATGGTAGTGGATTTTATTCAACCGACAACAGAAAGTAGATGTATAATAATACTATGAACAATGCAATCAAAGATCATCCAAGTGTAAAACCAAAAGAATGGATTTTAAATGCAAAAGATCGTTGTGATAAGTGTTTAGCACAGGCATTAGTTAAAGTAAAAGGCGCTTCAGGAGAGTTAATGTTTTGCAGTCATCATTATGATAAGATCATGAATAACCAAGAATCATATAAAAAAATGATGTCTTTTATGTTAGAGGTTGTTGATGAGCGTGAAAAACTAGTAGAGAATAGAGCGATTGGAGCAATATAATGTATCAGTATTTTGTAAAAGAAGTTAAAAATGTCGTTGATGGAGATACCATTGATGTAATTATTGATTTAGGATTTGATATTCTATTTTCTTCCCGTGTTCGTTTAGCAGGTATTGATACTCCAGAATCACGCACAACAGATAAAGTTGAAAAAGCGCTTGGTCTTGAATCTAAAGAATACTTAAAGAAACATCTTAAAGATGCTAAGTCTGTTGTAATTAAAACAGAAAAGATGAATTCAACTGAAAAGTTTGGTCGTATTCTTGGCTGGATATACGTAAATGGCAACACAGAATCATTAAATGATAAGATGATTAACGATGGATATGCTTGGGGATACATGGGAGATGCTAAAGTAAAAGATTTTGAGGCATTAAAAAAGGCTAGAGCAAAGTCTGGTAAATGAAAACAATTTTTTATTTTACGGCAGAGTGGTGCGGTCCTTGCAAAAAAACACGACCAATTGTTGAAGAATTAAAAAAAGATGGTTATCAGTTTCAAATAATTGATGCTGACTATGAGCAATTACTTGTTAAAAGGTTTGAGATAAAATCAGTTCCTACTTTTATATTATTTAAAAATGAAAAAGAAATTAAGCGCATGGTTGGTGCACAAACTCAACAGTCTTTGTTGGAGTTTATAAATAATGAGTAACGAAGAACAAGAAATAATTGAAAAACTCATTCTTAATGGAGGGCTAGAAACTGTAGGCGTTGACGAAGAAACTGGTGAATTGCTGTATTCTTTTACCCCTAAAATTAAAAACCTTATGCCAGATTTATATAATGAGCATATAACAGATGTGAATTCTTGCGTCATGGAATTATGGGAAAAAGGTTTTTTAGAAATAGATTTTTTTGCTTCAGAACCCATAATTACCCTATCTAAAAAGGCTTTTGATCAAGTTGCAGTAGGGGGTTTATCCAAAAAAAACAGGTGGAACCTTTTTGAAATCATACGACTTTTGCACCCCAAAGCCTGATATAATAGATAGTATGACATACTACTCAGATAACGAAGAAGAAGATAAATGGGACAATATGCAAAAGGCATGTTGGGTTGGGTATGAGCAAAGAGGTATGAAAGATAAAGGTGGACGCATGGTTCCTAACTGTGTTCCCGTAAATAAAGGAGAAAACGTGGAGATGGACAAAGCAAAAAAACCAAATTATGAAGATATGATTAAGCCAAGACGGGGTGGGTCATCACCTTCAAACCCAAAACTTTATGCAGCGGTAGTACAAGCAGCAAAAGATAAATTTGACGTATATCCATCTGCAGTTGCAAACTCTTGGGTTGTGCAAGAATACAAGCGCCGTGGCGGAACTTATAAAGCAGAAAAAGAAATTACTAAAGGTATTTGGGATGGTGGCATTTTTGATCCAAGGGATTTAATAAAATAATGTCTAAAAAATCTTCAGGATCTTATTTTAAAAATCACGGATTTAATCCAATGCAAATTAAAGATGGTAGGATTGTTCGTTTAAGAAAAGACGGTAGTGTAAAAGCAGACTTGGGTCCATATAAAACAAAACAAAAAGGGGTGGTAAGTAATGGCTAATAAAGAACAAAAAGGTAATGTTAATACAAAAAAAGAACCAAAGATGACACTAAAAGAAAAACGTGTTGCTAAACAACAAAAACGGGACAAGAAAAATGGCTGATACATATAGCCCTACCTCTGGCATGAAGGCTGCTGCTAGACGTGCATTAAAGTGGAAAGAAGATGGAAAAGCAACTGGTGCAGGAACTCCTGTAGGTTGGGGTCGTGCAACTGATATAGTTTCTGGTAGAGCAATGTCTCTTAGTACCGTTAAAAGAATGTTCTCTTTCTTTTCTCGTCATGAAGTAGATAAAAAAGGAAAAGGTTTTTATTCTGGTCCAGAGTTTCCATCTAACGGCAGAATTATGTGGGACGCATGGGGTGGAGATGCAGGATTTTCGTGGAGTCGTGCAATTGTAGAAAGAGAAAAAAAACAGGTTGAAAAGGTTTGGAACGGAAGTCCATTTAGTTTTAGAAAGGGGTAAAATGGAGGATTTAAGTCTAGAAGAAATAAAGCAATTAGTTATTTTTTATAAACAAAAAAGCGCAGATCTTGAATTTAATTTATTGCAATTGCAAATAAAGTTAAATAGGATTACTGCACTTCAAGACACTGTAGAACTACAAGCAAACAATAAGTCTGCTTCAGGTAAAAAATAAAATATTACGATAATGCAAGAATTAATAGCAGGATTCTTGACATTAGGGGCTATTTGGTTTATAATTAATAGAACAAAGAAAACTGAAAAAAAGAAAAACTTAATGACTTTGTCTCGCCAAAGCGATATACATAGATTGTTAAAACATTTTTTTTCAATTTCTTTAGCAAATAGTGATAACTCTACGCAGTTGACAAAGCATAGACAAAAAGGTATGATTAAGGTTATTGTTCTAGGTAATCAGGCTTACTGGGTATCTAACAATAAATTTTATGTTGCAGAGGCTGTTAATGGTGAGGTACAAAAAAGCACTACAAAGCCAGTAGACATAGATAGTTTGTCAAAGGTAGATTTAGATAAGATGCTATTTATACTAGATAGTTTAAGGGATGGGAAAAGAAATGATCGTGGCAGTTCAGGGAACCAATGAGTTCAATGACTATGGAGTTTTTATTCGCTCCATGGGTGTTGCCATGTCAAATATGAATCAGGAAGATAATGAGTTTATTATTTATTCTGCTGGTCCCGCAAAAGTAAACTCTTTTGTTTCAGAATTCTCTAATGTATCAGAAAAAGGAATGAAAGCAAGAGGGAAAAAAATAAAATTTTATAAGGTTGCTCCGCTTTGGATGAAAGAAAATTTAGATCAAATAAATTATTTTGCATTTTTAAGTAAGCCAAATGAAAAAATATCTAAGTTAGTTTCAGACGCACAACTAAAAAATATAGAAATTGGTATATTTAAATACTAGGGGGTATTTATGTTAATTAGAAGTTTAAATACAATGGAAAAAATTGTTTCCAAAAACAATAATTTAATTTGGAATGGTTGGGATGTTATTGATTTAAAAGAATCAGAGATCGCAAAGACATCTCCAACAGGCATTAGAGTAAAAGATAAGTGGTATGTACATAAAATTTATTCACCTGGTCGTAATGGTTGGGATATTCCAAATAAGTATCGAGATTAAAAATGAAACAGCATTTATGGAAAGACGATGCAATATGTTTAGGTCTTGACACTAACATATATTTTGATAAGTATGAAGACAATCCTTCTAGCCGTGGAGTTGTTGACTCTATGTGTCAGATGTGTCCAGTAGCCAAAACATGTTTTGCTGTTGGTATATCTGGTAAAGAATGGGGAGTTTGGGGTGGTGTTTATTTAGAAGGCGGAGAAGTTTCAAGAGAATTTAACAATCATAAAACCAAACAAGACTGGTCAATTACTTGGCAATCCCTAACAATGGAACAATAATGTATACAGATAAAATGAAAATGGCTTTTCATTCAATACCATCTCCTAAAAATTTCAAGGTAGATATTATAGACAACGAACACTTTATTACAGTTAAGGCCAATGAGGCTATGTTTATGCGCCTATTTGACACAGAGAAGCGACAGGCGATAGAATATATGGTAAGAGTAAAGAAGGCTTTAGAAGACAATGGGGCAATAGTTATGATTACTAGAGAGGCCATTAAATAATGCAAACCTTTCTACCTTATAAAGATTATGATCAGTGTGCAGAAATATTAGATAATAAAAGATTAAATAAACAGATATTAGAAACCTATCAGATACTTAAGGTTTTGTCTGGAAAGTCCCCATCAGGGGCATGGCGCAATCATCCAGCGGTATTGATGTGGAAAAATGCTGAATGGTCATTACGTAACTATGCTAAGGTTATGATTAAAGAAGCCAAAGCAAGAGGTATAAGGACAGATAAGAACGAAGCCAATATAGAGGCTCTAGAGGCTGTTTGTGGGCAGATTTGGGGTACTGGTAAGCCAGTCTGGAACAAGCCTTCTCACATAAACCGTGTAAATATCACTCATAGGGCTAACTTATATCGTAAGGACCCTATCTACTATGCTGAGTTTTACATGGAGACTAAGAACGAGTATAATAGACCTTGTTGTGATAAATGTTTATATTATTGGGCAACTCATATTGAGGGGAGAGTAGTATCGTGAAAACTGGTTTATTGATATTTTTTATAGTTTTGTCAGTTTCTTTTGCTATATCATATTTAACAGTTTCATATAAATTAAGAAGTCTTAGTTTGACTTCCGCTCAATTATTTTTAGAAAATTTTAAACTTAATCAGCAGGCTGAATCAGTTAAAACAAATCAAGAATTAACTGATAATGACATACATAGAGAAAATTTTATTAAGTTCTTATCAGATTCTCGTGACTGGGCTTTTACATATATCGAAGATGTTCAAAAGGGTTTAGTTAAATTTGTTGAAGAGGTAGATCCAACTATTAATTATTTTGATGAGTTTAATTCTTTACAAGAAGGAAATCCTTTAAATGATGGTATGAAAAAAATAACTACTGCATATAAAGATTTAAAAAAATTTTTACCAGATGAGTCAGAAATAAAAAACACATAATGGAATTTTATTATTTCGGTGGAAATTTTGTGCCAGGATTTTTAGACGAAATAGATAAATCTAAATTTACAGGTCTTATGTTTACATATGATGTAACTCAAGGAGATATATTTACAAAATTAGCACAACAAGCAAATCCAGATCAAAAAACAAAATATTTAATTGCAATAAGGCCGTATGCAATTTCCCCACAATATCTTTGTATGATTAATAATAGTATGACTCAAATATTAAATGGC